GAATTTGAAATTGGAGATCGTTTTGGAATCGGTGCTAAAGCTGGACAAAATAATGATACCCAATATCATACAATCAATGCATTACAATCATACTGGGTAATAACGGATGCAAGTAAAAATGTAGATCTTTGGAATCAGCAAATTCAAATTAATATAGAATCAGAACCAGCTAGAGTTGAGATACGATAATGTTAACGCAATATAAAAATATCAATGAAATTAAATCAGCAACAAAATCAATTTCGGGAGAACGTATTGATCGTACTAAAACTGAGTTTATTTCATATGATGCTAACGAATCTGTATATTCAAACAAAGATATTGTTAATGTAACAGATGATAATCGAATCGAGTTACATGTTTATGCAGGAGAATCTTGGTTAACTGGAAATCATAAAATACAATTTCAATCTAAAATTCCAGAATACAGAGATAAAATTACAAACCAAGTAATTCAAATTGACAGTGCATTAGGCATTGATATTTATTCACAATTTGATCAATTAAAATTAACAGCTGGCGAATTTAGAATTGCAATTAATTTCTTTAAAAATTTAATTGGTAGTTATGAATTACAACATTTACGAATTGACGAAATTTCTCCAGACCGAACAGAATTAAGACTTCGTGCAATTGATGATGAAAATTCAGAATTTTTACAACAAATTACGAATTACATTCAAACCGTAAATCATACATCTGATACTTTTTATAAAACATATCTATTAAATTTTAGTAGAAATCAATGTGTATTATTTGTTAACAGCGTTGTAATAGGCGATTACTTGTATGTTAAACTCTATGAACCATTACCACAAAATATTGCATTAGACTTTAAGTGTTGGGTCGTAGAAGAAGAAAAACCCGCATACATTGATCGCGTTTCAATTCAAACTGTTACGGTAACTAAACAACATAATAAATTAGCAAATCCAAATTGGCAAGCAAATTATTCGTATACAACATCTAATGAAACAAATTTGAAAACATGGTCAGATTTGTTAGGATCTTCCGTACAAACATCGCAACAAATTGTAGATGCATATTTTTCTGGAAGTTTATCGAATGTAAAATTAAACATTGATTATTCTGATTTTAATAATTTCGTATTTTATAGTTCTGCAACAGAACGTTTAGAAAATTTTAAATATAAATTAGAACTATTAGAAACTTATACATCGCAAAGTCTTGCAGTATCACAATTATCTGGTAGTGTTGCGACTACTAATGTACAAGATTATGAAAATTTAATTCGTAATTTAATTGGAGGATTTGATGATTTTGAACAATATCTGTATTATCAATCTTCTTCATTATTATCGACATATTCAATTCCATTAGAAGCTCCAATTGTAAACATTGTTACGGGTAGTTATATTCAACCAGTACCGAAAACAAATACTACAAAACCATATACATTAGCATCACTTTCTAGTTCGGTATTTACGAATTGGTATGATGCAGTTTATTCGTCAGCATCTTTATATGATACGTATAATATAAATGCATTGCAATTTGCAATACCAGAATATATTAGATTTGATTCTGATAATGTAAATTTAGTTACGTTTGTTAACATGTTAGGACAGCATTTTGATATTTTTTATACATATATCAATCAACTGTCATTAATTAATAAACGAGAAGAAAATCCTAAATTAGGTATGCCGAATGAATTGTTATATTCGGTAGCAAAACAATTTGGTTGGAATTTAACTGATGGCAATCAATCTCAAGAATTATGGCAGTATGTATTAGGCACGAGTGAAACGGGTGTACCGCTAACCGGATCTAATACGGTCGGCGATCCTTCTGTAGCAGGTCGAGATATGACGTATACAATATGGCGCCGTATTGTTAATAACTTGCCATTATTGTTGAAATCTAAAGGAACTAAACGAAGTATACAAGCATTAATATCTTGTTATGGAATTCCACAATCATTTATTAGTATTAATGAATATGGCGGACCTAGATTAGATAGAGCGCCAATATATGAAAAATTAAATTTTGATTATGCATTAGATTTAATAACAAATCCTGCAGGTACCGTAACTGTTAATTATAAACAACCAATTAATACAATAGAATTAAGATTTAGAACTGATGACATTTTGACAAATCCTACAATGTCAAATACTATGAATTTATTTACGGTAGGGTCAAATACAGTTACATTAGATTTTAGTAGTGGCACAAAAGGCACTATGCAAATCAATGGAAATAATACATCTGATATTGAGCTATTTGATGGGGGTTGGTTATCTACAATGTTATTGACGTCTGGTTCTAGTTTAAAATTAATAACTAAACGCAGTAAATATGGCAAAATTGTTGCAGTTGCATCAGCTTCGATTGCAGCAAGTTTTCCAGCAACCGGGTCAATCACATTAGGTGGCACGGTTAGTGGTAGTAGATTAATAGGACAATTGCAAGAATTACGTTTATGGTCATCATCATTATCAGAAACTGCATTTAATAATCATGTTAAAGCTCCTGGCGCATATAATGGAAATGCTAGTGCATATGATGAATTATTATTTAGATTGCCATTAAATGAAAAAATTAATCATACAACAACTTCTAGTTTAGGAGGCGTTCAACCTAAATCATCAACAATATCAGCATCATTCGCCGGTTGGTCATTTAATACCCCATATGATTCGTTAGAAGAAACATATTATTATGATTCACTGTCAGTTGCTGCAGGTACTTATGATGATAATAAAATACGTTTAGAAAATAATCAACTAGTTGGAACGTTAGACGTAAAAACAAGAGCAGAACGAAGTCAATTTGATACAGCTCCGTTAGATAGTAAAAAATTAGGAGTATATTTTTCGCCACAAACAATGATTGATGAAGATATCATTGCGCAATTTGGTTTTACTGAATTAGATCAATATATTGGAGATCCGGGTGCGACTGATTCAAATTCATATCCTAGATTAATTCAAGCTGCACAATCATATTGGAAAAAATATTCACAAAGAAATGATATCAATGCATATATTTCTATGTTTACGTTGTTTGATTTATCATTCTTTAAACAATTAGAACAATTATTACCTGCACGCGTTGATAAAATAACTGGTATATTAGTACAGCCAAATTTATTAGAACGTAATAAAGGTACTATTTTACCAAAAATTAAAAGATTTGATAGTACATATTATGGCGTATTAGATAATACAGCTGTTACCGCGTCTGGAGTTTATCCTACATATGTAGGAGGAGTCGAAACACAAATTGCAACTGTCGAAGGACTAGATGATGATCAATTACAAATGTATTTAACATCATCTCAATCTGAAAAATATGACGGAATGATATACAGCCACGAATATTTAATTCGATCTGGTAGTACATATATTCCTGCATATACTCCATATTGGATTAGCGAAGGATTATTACCTGCATATACTTCAAGTGTATTATCAGAATTTAAACTTCAAAATGTTAGTTTTATAACATCATCATTTCCTATAGGGTTTTACGGATCTGGCACATATGGTTCTAGTTCATATGGATTTAATGTAGAACGAAGATTTACGGGAAGTAGAGTTGAAGTACAAGATTATTTGCCGCGCGGAGTTGAAAATCATAGATATGCTGGATCTAAATTATCATCGCCAGCATTTAATATAAGTTCTACGCAAACAATTGATGGAGGACCTGTAGTTGAATGGAGATCAGCAAATCCTAATCAATTGATATATCAAAATACCGGCGAGCAAGGAAGTTTTAGATTAGTTTAACCATAAAAATTACAACATGTATATTTATATAAAATAAGGTAAAAACATATGGGATATTTAGATAATTCGAGCGTTACAGTAGACGCAATTTTAACGTTAAAAGGACGTGAACTTTTAGCTAAAGGCGGAAATGCTTTTAATATTACGCAATTTGCAGTCGGCGATGATGAAATTGATTATTCATTATGGAATCCAGATCATCCTCTAGGTACAGCATATTACGGAACAATCATTGAAAATATGCCCGTAACAGAAGCAGTTCCTGATGAAACTCAAGCATTAAAGTATAAATTAATTACGCTTCCAAAACAAACAACTAATATTCCAGTTGTTACAGTAGGAAATACTTCAATTACATTATTAGCTCCAGGTGATAGTACTATTATTGCACCTAATACAAGTAATTTTAAAGGCGGCAATGCAACATTAGGATATACGGCAATATTGTCTGACTCTACCGTAGCTGATATTCAAGTTACCAGAGCATTACAAAATTCAGTACTTCCAACTACTCCGAGATTTATTGGAGATAATGAAGATGCACAAAGTGTTGCAGTTGCTGGATTTGAATTCCGTATTATTGCTAAGACACAATTGATTGAAGATAAAACCGCAACTGTTACCGTAATTGCAAATGAAACGGGTGGAAGTGTTACTATTAATTTAACAGTTAAAAAAGCAACAACTGCTACAGTATAAAATGGATATTAATATGAAAATGAATGAATTCATTACACGATTAAAACAACAACCTAGAATTGGTGGAGTACCAAGAATACCGGCTGGTGGTGTAGTAACTGAACAAGTGCGACAACTTGCACAACAATTAGCTAATCAGATTGTAGCAGAACAAAATCAAGCACAATTATTAGCAAGAAATGGTAGAACATATACAAAATTTGACCCAGTTAATGATGTTATTTCTAATCAAACAGAAATTGTAACAGCTGGATTATGGAGTGATAATTTAGCAAGTTTAACTACATATTTCACTGCATCGAATCAAACTACATCGCAGCGAAGATATTATATTGATGTTTATCAAGATACTCCGAGCGCAGATGGAGCTGCTGTACAATATTCATTGGCTTTTGGTCATGCATTAGGTAGTGGTTCTGATTCGCAAGGTCAACTTAATGATTCTCCATCTCGCGCAGTGTATTCGCAATATCGTCAATTGTTATTGCCAGCAAACGATACAAGATTTACGACGGCTGGATCTGGTAGTACAGATTATATATATGTTGTTAATTTTAAACGAAATAGATTAAAAGAACGATTAGATCCAGGAAATTGGGAAATTCCATTGCAACGAGTTGCAAGTAGAGCAGTAAATGCTACGGGTTCAGTTGTACTACAATCAACTGCTAGTATCATTCAACTTATTGATGATTCTGTTATCGCAGCTGCATCAATTGGCCAATCTGGTAAAGTTTATAATATTGTTTCTGGATCTATTAATGACGGAGTTTATAATTCAACTGCACCTGTATATTACGGATTAGTATATCCAGATTATGGAACGTTGATATTAGATGGTAAAATGTTAGACGGTCAGTTAGGATTTGCAACAAATGTTTCTTCTAGTTCAGAAGGTAATAATCATTTTGTATTGTATCATTCAATATCTGGGTCTGCATTATTTACCGATCCTGATACATCTGACCCATATGGATTCTTAGCTCGTAATTCTGAAAAAGTAACAAGTACACATTATTTCGTAAGAATTAAAAATGCTGAATATAATTTTTCAAATAATCCTTCATATGTAACTGGTAGCGTTGGTCAAATTGCGCAATCAACATTTGTTGGCGATCCAAAAACATATATTACAACGGTTGGATTATATAATGACAGTCAAGAATTATTAGCAGTAGCAAAACTTTCGAAACCATTATTGAAATCATTCCAACGAGAAGCTCTTATACGAGTTAAGTTAGATTTCTAAATTGATACTGATTTAAACCCTGTTATATTTATATTAAATGTAGCAGGGTTTTTACTATATGGCACAATCAAAAATACAAAGTACGGAAAATCCATATGATGGATTATATCCTACAGTTTTCAAAAAAATAGATCCGTCAGATGTAAAAGTTAATGCATTTCAAGCATTTAAATCTTGGACTATAACATCAGGGAGTGTTACATCTAGTATTTTACCATTACAAGGAATTTATTCTAATATTTTACCAGCATTAGGATCTGAACTTACATATAATGATGCTGCCAATATTGATGGTAGTTTACAGTCTGTTACATATTTTTCTATTAATCATTTATATTATAAGAATAAATTAGAACCAATGAAAACGTACGGTCCAACTGATTTGAATCGTACAAAAAAATCATTGTTTCAAACAGCATCAATTTTTTCAATACCTCAAAATAAAATAGGCGAATCTATAAAACCTGGATCGTTTGTTTTAAATTCAGTTACATCTGGATCGTTTGCTAGTGATCGATATGGAAATATTTATAACACTGCATTTAATACAAGTTCAATTGTTTCTGGAGTAAAATGGTATGAGGGGTTCAATGAATATTTTGATACTTCTCGAATAACATACAATACAAGTAACGTATTATATGTTCCAGGAATTCCTACTACAACGGGTCGACAAAGATCTTTAGGATTGGCTGCTAAATTTGACGGTACTGCATTTATTGATACAACAATTGATGGATTTTATGATAGAGATCATGATTATGCTATATCTTTTTTTATAAGCGGCGGTAATACGGGCTTGACAAATCAATTGGTAATGACAAAAGCTTCTAGTTCATCGACGCCATCATTTCCATTTAAAATTGAATTAAGTGGTAGTAATCAATTGATATTTTCTGCGGCAGGTAGCACTACATTTAAAACAACGATTACTTCATCGATTGCAGTTTCTTCATCGTGGACACATGTAGTTTGCCAAAAATCTGCAGATACTTTACAATTATATATCAACGGAACATTTCATGCATCTGCATCTAGTACGTTATTACAGTCACAAACAGATCCTATGATACCGTCAGCTAGAATTGATAATGCCCAACCTTTAAAAATAGGCGGTTTTGGCGCCAATAGTTTTAATTTACAAGGTTATTTGGATGAAATTAGAATCTTTAATAAGTCACTAACCGCATCGCAGATAAGTGCTTTAAATGACCGTACTGAGGGTGGTACCGTATTGCAGACACAATACGTAGGAAATGTATTTAGTAGCCAAGGCATAATTGTATTTTCATCTCCGGATTATCGAATCAATGATATGATAAAAACGCCGTTTACTGCTTCATATCGTAGTACCGTAACCATTCATGAATTTAGTGTGGTTACTAGATTAGATGCTGGCGATTTTAATATGTCTACAAATTTAACATTGACACAAGATAATGATCAAACATATTATTCATTTGTT